ACTTAGAGCAGAGCAAAAGCAAGCGTATAGGGCATTAAAGACGGCAGATTCTGCATTGTCAGCAGCCATAACCGAATTGAGAATCATTAATTCAATGAAGAAGTTATGAGGTTGCTTGTGATTTTTGCTTTGGCTTTTGTTGGTGGATACCTGTTTACAGAATCTTGGGCAACCGAGCAACCACCTACGAATGAGATGGAACAACTTCTCAAGAAGATTCAGCAAAATACTAAGGTAGTTGGTCAAGCAACTCAAGCAGCTCACGAGGTAAGTGAGAAAATGGTTGAGGAAAAGGTGGAAGAGAAAGCCGAACTTGTTGAAAAAGTAGTTGTCGCTGAAAAGATGGTTGAAAAGATGGAGGAGAAAATTGAAGTGTATGCCGTTAAAATGATTGGCAACGGTATTGATACTTCGGTTGAAGAGATAACCTATAAGGGAGTCGCATATGAAGCGTGGCTAAACTATATTGAAGAAGGAGGAAAAGAGGATTTCGGTTATTTTAGATTATACCTATGGCAGCAAAAGTAAACATCACATCATTCAAGGAGAAACCCAAAAACAAATTGGGCAGACATACCAAACACAAGAACAAGCATAAGAGTTCCAAACCATATAAAGGACAAGGGAAATGATAGAACAAATCAAAACTGCAATGAAAGCCAAAGGTTACGCATTCTTTGAGAATGGTGACTACAACTTGAACATCATCGGAATCCGTACTGCTGGCAACAAGGTGACCAATGTCTTTGATGACTTTTTAACTTTGAGTTACAAGGTTGATGGTGTTTGGAAGTTCCACAAATGGATGGCAACAACTGATCCCGGCACAAAGGGAGTAAAAGAATTTCACAATGCACAGGGCGTTGCTCGTTTAGTTCCCGGACAATACAAGGGTTCTCACGCTATCGGACTGCATCAAGGCAAATACGAAGCGTTAAAACAAGCCAAACCTGTCAAGGTTTATCGTGATGCCAACCGAGATATGACCTATGATGAGAAATTAATCACCGAAGGCATCTACGGAATTAACATCCACAAAGCCGGTGCAGATTCCACCTATGTTGAGAATTGGAGTGAGGGTTGTCAAGTGTTCAAAAAGTCAGCAGATTTTGATGAGTTTATGAAGATAGTCAAGAAGGCATCCACCTTGCACGGAAATTCATTCACTTACACACTTTTACTATCTACTGACATATGAAGAAATTTTTAGAAATTTTCACAGGTGACAAAGGAGAGATGTCATCAAAGAGATTCGTTGGCATCATCGGTGCTTTTGTTCTGTTTGGGACAATGGCTCATAATTCTTTGTCAACTACTGATATCGCACCTTCTCCTGAATTGGTGAGTGCGGTTGAATTCATCGTGATTGCTTGTCTTGGATTCACATCTATTGATAAGTTCTCAAACAAAAAGGATTGATTGCTATTTGTAGGTGATGATATTCCAAAGATTAAATTTTCACGATAACAAACTGCCTGTTTTCAAGGAGAACAAAGCAAAAGGATTCGTGACATTTGGTGCAGACAATCTCTATCCTGACTTTTTAATAGAGTTATTCAATAAATCACCTAAGCACAATGCCATCGTTTCTGCTAAAGCTTCTTATGTTACTGGTATTGGTACTAATGTTTTCGGACAAAACACCACCGACATCGCCAAAGCCGAAGCCAAACTAAAGCAAATTAACGCATACGAGTCGTATGAAGAACTCAAAGGTAAGATTGCATATGATGCTGAGTTGTTCAATGGTTTTGCCGTTGAGGTGATTTGGAACAAAGCAAAAACTGCACCTTCGGAATATTATCACATCCCATTCAAAGACATCCGCAAAGGTCTTGAAGGTGAGTATGTGTACTGCGAGGATTGGTCAAATCCCAAAGCAGAGAAGATTCACTACCAACCTTACAACCCTATCACAAGGGAATCAAAACAATTATACTACTGCCAATTCTATCGCCCCGGACAAGGTGAATATCCATTACCTGATTATGTTGGTGCGTTGAAGTATATTGAGGTTGATACCGAGATTTCCAACTATTATTTGAATAGCATCAAAAATGGATTTACGGCACAAACTCACATCCAGTTATTCAAAGGAATCCCAACTCCTGAAGAAGCGAGAGCAACCGCAAGGAGATTCAAGGAGAACTATCAAGGGACTGACAATGCCGGTGGGTTAATTATTCAGTACAACGATCCAACGGAAAAGGAATCTGTCATCAGCAACCTTCAACCTTCGGACTTTGACAAGCAATTTGACTTGTTGAATAAGACCGTTCAACAGGAAATCTTTGTTGCCCATAAGGTCAACTCTCCAATGTTGTTTGGTGTTCGTGTAGAAGGTCAGTTAGGCGGTAGAACGGAACTGATTGAAGCATACGAAATGTTTCATCACGCATATATTGAACCACGCCAACAAAAGATTGATGATGCTTTTTCATACTTGTTAGAACCAATCGCAGATGTTCGCTTGGAAACCATTAACAAGCCACCAATCGGGTTGGATTATCAGTCATTGTTCACCGCTGGCGTTATCACAAACGAGGAAGCAAGAAAAGAACTTGGATTGCCATTGATTACAGAAGTGAAACAAAGCTCATTGAACGATGCAATTAATGCGTTGAGTCCTTTGGTTGCCAATAATGTGTTGAGCAATATGACAATAAACGAGAAGCGTCAACTTGCCGGATTGCCACCTATCGCTGGAGGAGATTCATTACCAAGTGCAGCACCTGTTGCACTATCAAAACAAAATCCTTTTGGTTGGGATGATGACCGTGATTTGATTGTGTTCAATAAATACGGAGAAAAGGCAGAAGATTACGAGGAAGCAAAGTTTGAATTTGCTGATGCCATTGAAACTGCCATTTTGAATGTGTTAAAAGAGAATAAAGGTTTACAGGTTGGAGACATTGTAAATATCACCAAGTTGGATGCTAAGGTTGTCGCTGATGCGATTGCTAAACTTGCCAAAGCAGAGTTGATTAAGTCATACGAGGACGGACTTCAAACAACACCAAAGGGATTGGATGAAATCAAAAACCTTCAAACTGAATTGGTGGTGAGATATCAATACGGATTAGCACCGGGAATGAAAGGTGGTTTGCTTATTGATACTTCTCGGAAATTCTGTCAAGATGTTGTCAATAGTGGTCGTGTTTATTCTCGTGAGGATATCAATATGATGAGTGCTGAACTCGGTTACGATGTTTGGAAGAGGAGAGGTGGTTGGTATCATAACCCCACATTGGATGTGAACACACCGCAATGCAGACATATTTGGGTTCAAAAATTATTAAGGAGGATTAAACGATGACCAATTTTGTATATTTCATTTCTACAACATACTTGAAGGATAATACTCCTTTGAATGAGAATGTTGATGACAAGTTGCTGAAATCAGCAATCAAAGAAGCTCAGGAAATTTACATCAGGGACATCATTGGTTCGGGCATCTACAATCAGTTACAAACACAAGCATTCGGGAACACATTGAGTGCGTTGAATGTAACCCTTTTGGACTCATACATCGCACCTTGTTTGAAGTATTATACATTGACTGAAGCAATGCTTCCAATGACTTTCAAACTGATGAACAAAAGCGTTGCATCTCGTGAGAGTGACAATGCAAGGGCGGTATCTGTTGAGGAGATGACAATGATTGAAGGTCGTTATCGTGATAAAGCGGAATATTATGCGAACAGGTTGCGTGATTATCTGCGTACAAATACCACGGATTATCCTTTATTCTTAAATCCCGGCAACACCATTGATACTATTCGCCCAAAGAACACCGCATTTGTAGGTGGTATCTATCTTCCAACTTCACAAGATTGTTATTGGAATTATGACTTCCCCAACGAGGACAAATAAGTGGCAGAAAAACAACGAAGCAAAGCTTCTCAAATTCTTGAAGAATGACGTTAAACCAAATAATAGCAAAAATCCAAACGGCAGCCGAAAGCCATAAAATGGTTGGCAAGTTCGGTGTTGGTCAGCAGTCAAATATGACGGTTGAAAACATTGAATATTATCCGTTGGTTTGGTTATATCCTGACGGGTTTAATCTCAACACGACAAGCAGTTTGATGACATACAACTTTGCTTTGCTGGTAATGGACAGAGTATTTGAAAGCGAGAGCAATGTCATTGAAGTCCTTTCCGATACTGCACAAATCATCGCAGACATATTCGCTTTGATTGATAACAACACCATAGATGATGAAGATTTTGAATTGGTTGTCACTTCAAACGCTACACCATTCTATGATGCCAAAACAGATATATTAAGCGGTTATGCAATCAACTTCCAAGTCAACACTCCTTATCTATTTAATACTTGCGTTGTTCCTGTTTAGTGTGTTATGGGGATTCTTCAACTTTGAAGAACCTGTACGCATTGAAAGACCAATCAACGTAGAGATGCACGAGAGAATCGTAGAAGTAGAGAAAATAAAAAGATTGCGTCTAATTGATTCAATACATCATTTTGATACATTATACCTTGACACCTTCAAACCTTCATCAGATGGTCTTAAAAAGGCGATAGGATTACACATTCACCTTGACACAACCCTATGAAGAAAAACAATGTAGTGCGAATTGAGAAACCGTGGGAAGAAACCAAAATACTTCTAATCTCCGATTTGCATTGGGACAATCCTAAATGCGACAGAGCTTTATTGAAAAAGCATCTTGACGAAGCGGTCAAAGGTAACAATGATATTCTCATCAATGGGGATTTATTTTGCTTGATGCAAGGTGCATATGATCCACGAAAGAGCAAATCGGACATTCGCCCTGAGCATAATGTCTCAAACTATTTTGATGCCATCATTACTACGGCAGTTGATTGGTTTGCACCTTACGCCCATCTCATCAAGTTAGTCGGCTATGGAAACCACGAGACCGCCATCCTAAAGAGACAAGAGACGGACATCATTGAACGCTTTGTGACTTTGTTGAACTATAAAACAGGTAGTGCAATCCAAGTTGGTGGATATGGTGGATGGATTCGCTATCAGTTTACGGACGGATCCAGTACACAATCTTATAAAATTAAATATATGCACGGATTTGGTGGTGGTGGTGCGGTTACTCGTGGCACTATCCAGCACAACCGAATGAGCGTGAATGTAGAAGGAGCGGATGCTATTTGGATGGGTCATGTTCACGAGGACTACGAGTTGACCTACACCGTTGAGGAGTTGACAAACAAAGACACGGTGATGCTTCGTGACATCTTGATGATTCGGACAAGTGCATACAAGGAAGAATACGGAGACGGCTCAAAGGGTTGGCACATTGAAAGGGGTGCAAGTCCAAAACCAATCGGAGGTCGTTGGTTGATTATGAAACCCTTCCGAGATGAGAAAACCAATCGCAAAATAAACGCCTATACGCATAAGACATTATGATGAAAGTGCAAATCATAATGGAGCAACGCAACGACTCGTGGCTTGAATCCGTTGGGATTGAGCCTGAGATTGTGCAAATCTTGGAAGATGGATTTGTAAATGAGCAACACATTGTTGCTGCATCTGCCATCTTTGAAAACACCCAGTTGTATATGACCGGAGGACACATCATTGTGATTGAAGAGAGTTACTATACCTTTGTGAGAAAATGGATGCAATTAACCCAACCCACTACAAACAAGGAGACATAGAGTGCATTGATGCGATTGAGTCAGCAACCATCAGGAAGAAGGGACTCATTGCCGTCTGCACCGCCAATGTCATCAAGTACCTGTGGAGATGCGAAGACAAGAACGGACTGGAAGATTTGTACAAAGCAAAGTGGTATCTTGACAAGCTCATCGCAGAGAAGGAAAAACAAACCAAGAAAAACGCTACTTTATAAGATGAGATTCTTGTTGATTCTGCTCCTTCCGTTGACCAGTTATGGACAAGTCCTTGTTGATACCAACACCATCAAACAAGCGAACCACTATTTGGTAAAGGGAGCAATCGCAAGAGAACAAGTCACGGTTCTTCGCAAGATTGTGACATCGGATTCCATCATAATTGCCGAGCAAGATTCCATCATTGTGAAGGTGAGAATCAACAACGCATATCTCCGTGAGAAGAATGATGCCCTTGTGAGCGAAAATAAAGCCATCTCACGCACTTTGTCGGTGTTCAAGAACATCTCTATAGGTCTAACCATTTTAATGCTTGTAGGATGGCTGAAATAGACATCAGCAAATTGGGTGATTCACTTGACACATTTCTTGGTCAAGGTGGGAATGATGACTTGTTGCATCAAATCATTGAGAATTGGTGGAATCAAAAGGTCTATCCTGAAATCGCTCGTTCAATGGATGAGAAGAAAATCAATGCGTCATCCGCTTTGAAGCAATCCTTTGTACCGGGAGAGATTATCAAGACACCCACATCCATCAACACCATTCTAATGGCTGAGGATTATTGGGAGTTTGTGGAATACGGAAGGAAGCCAACAAGGAATGGTCACACCGAAGGCACTCCGTACCTATGGCAATCCATTCAAGAGTGGATCGCTTACAAAGGAATCAAACCAACCAACCCTGATATGTCTTATGAGTCACTTGCCAAAGCTATCGCAAGGAAGATTCACCGCAGAGGTACAAAGGCAACTCACTTCTTGTCGGATGCGTTCACCGAATCACTACAAATGGAGTTAGTAAACGAGTTGAATGCTCGTTTGGGTGACTTGATATTTGCGGTGGAAGTGAAAAGTTAATTGCCAAAAAGAAAAAAATACTTGCACAATTAATAATTTTAATTTACTTTTGCTCTCGTTATGGATTACACGAAAGCAATTGAAGAGATTAAAATGAAACGCAGACAAGGACTGATTCAGTCCGTTGCTCGTAAAGCTGGGGTATCTCTCCCAACGGTTAGAAAGTATTTAATTGAGGGGAACATCGTTTCTCCCAAAGCCAAGTCAGTTATTGAGATTGCATTGAAGGAGGTCAACAATGATTGAGGCAACCGTCAACGGATGGATTCTCACAATCGGTGGGGATAGGTATGTCTATACCGACAAGCAAGTGGATGACTATTTGCTGAACAATCACTTTGATGAACTTGAGCCCTATATGATAAAGCGTGATGTCTACTTCGGTGGATGCGTTGAGACCAATTTGGTCGGCATTGAATCGGAGCGGTTCTTCTATCTTGAACCCGACAAGTTTACGGTGTTATTTATGCTCGGACACAAAACAAATTTCCTATGAAAAATCAAGTAATACAAGAACAAGTTTACCAACACGAGAATGGTCAATCACATTGGATTATCACATTCAAAATTGTTGCACCTGAAAAAATATCAACTGCTGACTATTGGAAATTAGAAAGAGAAATAGATAAGAAAATCCAAGAAATACAAAACCTATGAATAAAAGCGAATCAATTAAGAACATCGCTGGTGCATTGGTAAAATTCCAAGCATCGGTGAGCAAGGTAGCAAAGGAGTCAAACAACCCTTTCTTCAAGTCAAAGTATGCGTCATTGGCAAACATCCTGTCAACCATCCAAAAGCCATTGAGCGAATGTGGTTTGGCAATCAGCCAATTCCCCGATGGTGACGCACTCACAACCATCATCGTTCACTCCGAATCAGGTGAATGGATGGAGTCATCCTATGTGATGCCAGTTGTCAAGCAGAACGATCCACAAGCGATGGGTTCAGCCATTACTTACGCAAGGCGTTATGCTCTTGGTTCAATCCTAAATTTGAATATTGACGATGACGATGACGGAGAGAAAGCGATGGGCAGAACATCTGCACCCAAGAAAGACGAACTCACTCCCAAGCATCCGAATTGGGCAAAAGCAATGGAGCATCTCAAGACAGGTGGACTGATGGCTGACATCTTAACCAAGTACGATGTCTCTCCAGTGAACCAAAAACTATTAATTGGCGAGAAATGAAACATCAACTTCCAACTATTCACTCTTCTTTGACGGAGGAGGATTGGCAAGATTTGAGAAGGTCACGCTTCACCGCTTCCGAAATTCACAAACTGATGGGG